CACCATACATACTGGAATTCTGACTCACGCCCTGCCCGAGCCCCACAGTAATATCCGCGGTCGAGTTGGCCGCATCGCTGGCAACTGCCGTAGCAGCTCCGTTTTGCTGGGCCTGGGCAAGCAGAGACACAATCAGACCATCCGTGCTGAAGTCATCCGAGTAGTTGAAAGGCTGGGGGCCACCAACCGTCGCGACCCACTGAGGCGCAGAGCAGTCGACGAACGAGTCGCGCTGGACGACCCACTGGAGCTCCTTCACGGGGTGATTGAAGTTCAGCTGGATCTTGTTTGAGCTGGACGTGATGCTCTCAGCGCCAGTGTACTGCACCTGCTCGATGAGGTACTCGTGGCTCTGCTGGGCGAAGCGGCGGCGCTCCTCAGTGTCGAGGTACACGTAGTCAACATACAGCGACGCGGCGGCTAGCGACTGGGCGGGAGGCTGAAAGGCTCCACCGAGGGTACGCTCCGCATACTGACAGTTCTGCCACGTCTCGAAGTCCACATTGATGCGGACCTCGTGGTACTGGAGCGCAATCAAGGGGATGGCTAGACCAGGGTTGCGGCAGAACCAGAACTGGAGAGGAATGTACAGCGTCTTGGCAGGGGTTCCGGCGCGAGGGATGCACGATACCGTCGTCTCGGTTGACGTGCAGGTGGCATCCAGCCCGATACCCGTCGCGCGCTTCATAAGAACTAGGTCGTGGGTGTTGCCAATCAGCGACTCTAGCGCACGAACCGTACCCGCCTCCGTAGAGAGCTGGGTCCAGATCTGCATCCAGTCACCATACTGGCGATCAATGCGCTGGCCACCGATCTCAATCTCCACCTGCTTGATGAGGCGGTGACCGATAAAGTTGAGCCAGCGAAAGCCCTGGGTCTGCGCTGAAACTCCGAGAGAAGAATTCGCCACCGTCGTCGACAGCGTAATCTGGGGCAGCACAACCTGGATGTACGTCTTGTACATCAGATCGGCGTTACGATTGATGATGGCCGTCACACGCTTGTTGAAGTCGGCCTGACCGTTGAAGGTGACTTCAATGGACTCCACAGCGAAGTTGGTATGGCGCTTGTAGAGGACCTTCCAGAAGGTGATCTGGGGGTTACCTGAGATGTAGATATCCTGCGCGCCGAAGAGACGAGCTGCATAAGACCGCCACCCATTTTTGTTTATGTTCTACTGCGAGAAATTATTTTTCTTACGCCGACCCCGACTATTCATAGTGCAAGTTCATATCCAGCAGTGAGCCTTTATTGGGGAATATAGCATCAAAATTGGCTTCCAAATAGGTTTGAAACAAGTATTTGAGCTTCGATGTCAAATCCGTCATGAAAATGAAAACAGAATACATGAAAAACATACCTGTTGTGTAAGTGTCTACAAATGAGGCCATATATTGAGGAACTGGAATGATTGGAGCTGATGTGTTGAGTACAAACACCAGCCAGAATGATACAAGGGCAATAATTCCAATTCCAAGAGATACGTCTCCAAGTTGATAATACACAGATCTTTCTTCCCATTCGAGCCCAAGCTTATCCTTCGGATTATATTCATCAAAAAAGTAATACAGTACATACGAAAGTAAACAACCCACAAAGCAGTAGAATATAGCCAAAATTACTATGTTCAAGCTCAATGCAATCGCATCGCTAGGTTTGATTATATGGTTATATATCTTGCCAGTGTATACAACCATTTCTTATATTAATACTAAATGAATATTTGGTTGATCCCAACTTCAAATGCGCTAATCAACACTTTTCTGCGTTCGTTAGTCGTAATTTTGTTCATGATACTTGGACTCGGAACAACATGGTATAGTGCTTATTGGGGCGCTGTTATTCACGATGCAATTTCATTAGTACTTATTTATCCGCTGGTTAAATAAATGAAGAGGACTAGACGGACTCGTAAGCGAGGTGGAGCATCAACGTTTACTCAGGAGTTGACACAAGCAAAGGTGATTCTTAATAAAATGAAAACATTGCTTGAGTCAGAACTAAGTGAAGAAATGAATAAGACTCATAAAAACCAGGTTGCTGAAGTTATAGATTCTTATGTTGATAAGTTGGTAGAAATCGTTGGCAATATTAGCGTAGAAGCACGCGATCGTGATCGTGAATACATTGAATTACACAATTATGTTGGATCTCTTATCAGACAACTAGGGGATACTCCGGTTGTCGGTGGACGCAGACGCTAACCAGTAGATCCAAACCCACCCGAACCACGATCATCGGGAGGAGCCGGAAGTTCATCCACAATAACAATATTATCCCATGGCAGAAAATTGTGCTGGCAAATTTGAAAAAGGCGAGTGCCGGAATCGTATCGCACCGTTGTTTCCTCTTCAGGAGTAATATTATCAACCATCGCCTTAACTTCACCACGATATCCTGCATCAATCAGACCAATAGAATTACACAGGCGAAAAGGCGTTTTATAGATGGAGGACCGGGGAAGCAAAATGCAAGGTGTAGGCTTTTCAGGATCTACTCCGGGAAACGAAGGCACACGTATCTCGGTAGCTGCCACACTGATACCTAGTGAAAAAGCATGAACCTTCTCGCTCAAATCAATATTCTGTGCAACCATTGGAATATCAAATCCAGAGTCAGTAAAACGATGATTCTCAATTTGCTTCTGAATCATATCGCGTAGCTCGGGGTTCTCGGCACGGATGTATAGCGTCATTGATATCTATTTGCGTAATGTATTTAAACTACTCGAAAACCATACGCGGTACAATATGCATCGCCTCTAGCTCCTGACTCCACAACTTAACTGCATACGGAATCGTCTTTAGCTCAAATTCTGTCTGGTTTCCACAAGACCCGCATGAATACATGTTTTCTTTCGGATTAACTACTGCTAGTGTTCCGCAAGTCTTACAAAATCCAGTTGTGAATGGGTCAGATACGTCCATCAAACGCTCCTTCGTAAACATTGCAGCGCCATGCGATAACATACAATCGCGCTCCATCTCACCAACACGCAAACCACCATCTCTGCTTCGACCTTCGCAAGGCTGACGCGTCAAACTAACAATCGGTCCACGTGCTCGGCTATGCTTCTTATCAGCAACCATATGCTTCAATCTCTGGTAAAATGTAGGCCCCATGAAGATTTCTGCCTGCATCATTTCACCGGTAGCGCCATTATACAGAATCTCATTTCCATACGGATGCATTCCCAAATCTACCAAATGTTTCTTCAAATCATCGACCTTCAGATGAGAATACGGCGTCCCATCTCCAAGTGTTCCACGCACAGAACACGCCTTTCCAAACATATTCTCCATGAGTTGCGCAATCGTCATTCGTGAAGGAACTGCATGAGGATTCATGATGAGATCCGGTCGCAACCCACCTGAAGTAAATGGCATATCATCTTCGTTCAGCATGATACCACATGTCCCCTTCTGCCCGTGACGACTCGAAAACTTATCACCTACTTCAGGAATACGCTCCGATGCAACACGGACCTTAATAAATGGATACCCATCTGAGTTCTTATCCTGCCACACCCCATCAATGCGACATGCCTCCGAATTACGATGAATCGTTGAACTATCGCGGTAAGCATACCCATTAAGATCATTCTTCAAATTCGTAACCTTTCCGATAACAACATCATTCTCTTTGATAATCGCATTCCGCATCGGCATGCCATTATCCTGGATTGCAGAATATGACGATGCTTTGTATCCTCGCGTACTTTCACGACGCGGTTTCATAAACTTCTCTTCCTTTCCGGATGTGACATTTCGGTGCTCTTCATCCTTGTACATCGTGTAATACAGCGTTCGGAATAGTCCACGATTGACCGCTGATTTATTAAGAATTACTGAATCCTCCTGATTGTACCCGCCATACATCGCAATAGCCACAATGGCATTAACCCCGAATGGCATCTCTTCAGCATGTAGTGTCTTCATCATGCGTGTTTCGACAAACGGACGCATTGGTGAGCAGAAGATATAACCATTTTTATCCAGACGATTGTTGTAGTTTCGCGCAAAGATTCCAACTGCTTGTTTACCCATTGCAGACTGGTATGTGTTTCGCGGCGACTGGTTATGATCGCATAGTGGAATGCTGGACGCCATATGGCCCAATGCCATAGTCGGATGTAGTTCGCAATGTGTATGATACTTGGTAATATCATCCGGAAGCATTGCTACCCGAATTGTCTCTGATTCAGCCGAATCAATGTATTCAATAGAAGTTCGGATCCAGTCGTTCCAAACAGATGAGGCAGGAGATGATTCAATTTTTCCAGAGTCAATCCGGAACAACGGGCGCACAACTCGGCCTCCGTCTGATTCAATACTGATTGTATTTTGTAGAATGTTCCAAGAAATACCGGTGTGTGGGTGGAGACGGAATGTCCGCTTGGCATTTTTAACATGATTGTATACCTTCGCAGGATCCTTGCTGTATGCAACAATCACGCCATTGACAATGATACTTGTGCCCTCGTATTTGCGAATACTCTTGATCCAGTCAAGATTCAAATCACGAAGCACGTCCAGCGTCACTGATGAGGGAGTATGTTGTGTCACAGACGTTGTTACCGACATTGATTTGACAATGCCGACCGAGTGCCCTTCTGGTGTCTCAACTGGACACATGTATCCCCAAGAAGTCCCGTGCAACTTGCGGGGGGCAAGTAGTTTTCCTGACTTTTCAATGGGAGTCTGAATTCGTCGAACGTGGCTGATTGTGGCCTGGTAAGACAGGCGATTCAGTACTTGCGAAACACCCATCTTGGTAGCATTCGAGGCAGAAGCAGAGCTTGATGTGCCAAGACCTTGGACCGTGAAGTTGCCAGTGGCAAGTGCCTGTTTTAGTTTTCCTTCGATTGTCGAGACTTTGAGAATTTTATAAAGGTTGTTGACGTTAAGAACATCCAGCGGACGCGGTTCGCCCTTCTTCCATGCGTCATTGTTGACTTCGTGAACGAACTTGCCTCGAATATCCTTGCATACCTTCTGAAACAACTGACGAAACAGATGAGTTAGAAGAGAACCGGTGGTTACAACTCGCTTGTTAGGATAGGAATCGCGATCGTCGATAGGAATGAGTCCTTGCTCCGTCAGTACCAAACGACGAATCATTGAAGCAGTGATAATACACTTTCTTGCTTCTAGAGTCTGAGTGTTACTCGTGTCTCCGCCGAACTTCACATGTGGCAGATATTCTGTCTCCAGCAATGACCGGACATAAGCACATTTGTCTTCGTGACTGGTCACGTATTGTAGATGATGCGATAAATACTCGACAGCATCCTCTCGCGTGTATACCTTGATATCTGCACACTCCTTGAATGATGCAGCCAGACCTTCTACATTCTTTGAGTCGCCCCATACAATATCGGCAATATCCTGGTCATTTTCGATTCCAAGAGCACGAAACATCACGATGATAGGAATATCTTCACGGAAACGAGGAACACACATTGTCATCGGGTAGCCCAATCCGTTGAACTTGGTTGAAATGCGAATTTCAAGCTTCTTGGGCGGTGTTGTAAATGATTCGTGAAGAGACTTGGTCTCAACCGAATATAGATACTTTGATCCGGTCTTTTTGTTGTAGAATACCATGATACGATTATCTGCAACCTTCTCCTGACACAGAATTGTTCGCTCGCTTCCGTGAATAATGAAGTAACCGAGCGGATCATTCGGGCATTCGCCTAGTTCCTTTCTCGAAAGCGGGTAGTCGTTGAGGATACACAGCGACGATCCAAGCATAACTGGGATCTTACCGAGCGATACTCCCTGGAACACGCGGACGTTCTCTTCGATGGTTGCAAGATCAATTCCTGTGTACTTTCGGGCAGTAAATCGAACATCGCAGAACATTTGAGCGGCATACGTAAAGTTACGAGTTCGTGCCTCCTGGGGAAACATTGGCTTCAAACGGCCAGTTGCCTCCTGGATGCGTGGCTTTAGGTATGTGATGTTTTCAAATGACAGGCGAAATTCGTATCGATACTTTTTAGTTACTTCATCTTGCTCGTGCCACACTACAATCGGTGCAGTAGAAGACACGATCAATGGCAATTTATTGCGGATAAAATCTTCATACGATTCGAGTTGATGCTCCACCAGACGAGATACGCCGTTTGCAAAGTACGATTTAATTGCTTCCCACTCCATGTTCATGGTAGTTCTATAAACCGATTACGCCGTAAATCTATTATTCGTTTTTAATAATGGACAAGGTCGTTATCACGAGAGTTGGAGAGGATAGTTTTATTCCGAATCCACCTTTTACAAAGGGAAATGCTCGTAAAACACAGCGAACTTATCCCCGCGGTATATTGAAGGTTCGCGATCCTGCAAAAGCTCCTCCATCTCGAAAATCTACCAAGAAACAGATGATTAACATTATCACTGAAAGTGGATCCAAAAAATATCGGAAAACATTGAAACGGAAACTTGCAAAGATGAGTGATTCTAAAATTCGTATGATTGTTGAGAAAAAGGGTCTTCTCAAGAGTAAGGACACACCACCTGCATTGATGCGTCAAATGTTAGAAGGCGGAGTATTGAGTGGTTTTATTTCGCTTAAGTAATCAATAATGACGTCTATATGGGGGCCTATGGGATGGATGACCCTCCATTCGATATCATTACTTTACCCCGAGAATCCTGGCTCAGATGACAAGCAGATCCTGCAAGGATTTTTGAATGATTTTGCTGAGTCTATAACATGTCCATACTGTGAACGTCATTTTAAGATCATGTTTGAAAATTACAAACGAACTCATAGAAATTGGGCTGATAGTAGATTTAATCTGTTTCTCTTTATTGCGCGTTGTCATAACACGGTAAATAAGCGTCTTGAAAAACCACTTCAAAATTCGGTTCAACAATGTTTAGATTCGATCAGGTCTGCATCCCAGTATACTTCATTGAGTGAGTTCCGCAAAAAGTATATAGATTATGTGATCAGACGAATGGCAGCTGAAATGAGTGGCGATAATCTAATTAAAGTTGGATTCGGCAAAAGCATGAAGCGTACAAACGAATCATATTGGAACTCAAAAGTATCAACCGACACCTCAACTTTTGATATGAATGCAAATGTATTGGAACTTATTAACGACGAACCTTCGACTGTTAGGTATATGTTCGGCGGAAGTAGTTCGGCTCATACAGTGCTAGACACTACTTCAATCCCTTCAATCGGCTTTAGAGGGGGACGACTGCGGTTAACGACTCGCTAGGGTGCCAAGGCAGTGAAATTCGAGGCTCGCATTCCCAATCATGATTTTTAAGCCAAACTTCTCGAGTTTCGGTGTATATTTCGTTAGGATAAATCACTCTGCGTTTTGCGGTCCTTAATGACGTAGACGGCAGAATGAATGATAACTGATCGGCGATTGTGAAATTTAGTTCTCCTTGTTCGGTAAAATCTGTTTCGTCGTACTTCAAAATATCCTGAATCAAAGGCGCATCGACATAGGGATAATGCCAGTCCCAATCCAGTACTTCATTGGTCCGAAAATAATGAAGCGTCCAGTGGAACGTTTTCCAGAACGATTCAACCACAGGTTCCATATTTTGAACTCCATCCAAAATATGAAGTTTGTATCGTCTGGAAATCTGGTCGTCTCGACCCAATATCGCCTTTTCATGAGGACGTTTTCGAAGATTGATTCGCTCTTTTAGAACGCTCACCTCCTGCTTTGCTGCCGCTTGTAGAAATATATCACGTCCTTCAAACGTCAATAAATCAGGTTTTCCGATATTCTCGTAAATTTGCAGTGCTCGGTCGTAACCTCCTTCGCGAAGAGAAAACATTGCCAAATTTGGCATGAAATCATTTCCAAAACACAGAATAGAAAGTGCCATATACTGATCCACATCCATGCCAAATTTCTGTTTGAGTCCCCAAATAGATAAAGATGAAAACTCTGCCTCTTTTAGTTTTGGATCATTAAATTCTGCACTCTCACGAAGCAAGAAGAACTTATTGGGATCTGAAAGCTGATATTGAGACAAACAAAGCAGGATAAGGTCGGCATCTAGGCCATAAATACAAATTGATTGGGGTTTTAGAGGACGTATCATCTGAAATAGTTTATGTTCGCCTTCCCCTGCTTCAAGAGTCCCACTCAGGATAAAATTAGGAAAGCGAGCCCGAATTCCTGCCTCAAGCTCTTTCATATACGGAGTTCCCGGTGAAATTTGGTTTCTGTCGAAAGATTCATCTCCCTCCTTTTGACGCATACGTCG